GCGGCTAATACTACGGGCGCGACACCACGCACCGGCGGCGTACCTTTGCTGACTACGACAGCAGGCGCGCTAAACGTCGCAACCGTGTACCGCTGCGTAAATCTTTTGGCCGACAGCGTGGCTAATTTGCCCGTCCAGTATATGCGTATGAAAGGCGATATTTTTGTAGAGGACAAAAGTAGCCGCCTGCATTATCTTTTGAACGTCCAGCCGTGCGCCTATATGTCGGCAGTAGATTTTTGGCGGCAGGTTGTACAGTATCTGTTACTGAATGGTAACGCCTATATCGTCCCGGTGTACGATTACAACATTATGGACGTGGCGCGTTTGGCATTGATAGACCCTACCACCGTGGCGCACGATGTCGTAAATGACACATACACGATTAACGACGTGTACGCAGGTGTTAGCGGCGTATATCGAGAGGACGAAGTAATACACATAAAGAACTACAGCCGCGACGGTAAAACCGGTTTATCTACTATCGGTTTTGCACGTCTTACGCTGGATATTACAAGCACCGGCGACGCTGAAACACTTAACCGCTTTGCTAATGGCGGTAACGTGCGCGGCATTGTTAGCAACGATACCAGCGTGCGCGGCTACNNAACCGCTACCGATTTGGACGATAGATTTAGAAGCGGTGAGCGCATAGTATCGTTACCGGGCCAAGTGCAGTTTAGCCCGATTTCGTTAAGCAGTACCGATATGCAGTTTTTAGAAACCCGTAAATTTTCGGTACGTGAGATTTGTCGCTTTTTCGGTGTACACCCGTCGTTTGTCTTTGACGACACCAGCAATAATTACAAGTCTGCGGAAATGGCTAACGTGGCTTTTCTCAGTAATACGCTTAACCCGATTTTGCGAAAGATTGAAACCGAGCTACACCGTAAGTTAGTCGCACCGACTTTATGCTGTAAGCGTAAATTTCAGTTTGACCGCAGGGGCTTATACGCGTGCGATTTGGATAGCCGCATAAAGTATATATCGCAGACGATAGCCGCAGGTATCTACACTGTGAATGAATGGCGCAAAGAGGAAAACAAGCCAGCCGTAGAGGGCGGCGATACCGTACTGGTATCTGCAAACCTCAAAGGCATTACCGAGGCAGGCAAAACGACTGAGCCGGTAGCAGAACCGAAAGAACCAATAGAAACCCAACCGGCAGAACCGGTTACAGAACCTAACGAAGAAAATGGCGAAGAATAAAAACGAAGTTATTAAACGCCTGCTGCACACCGTAACCGATTTGCGAGTGCGTGAGGCAAAGGAGGGCGAAGCGGAAAGCCGTACTATTACCGGTTACGCTATTCTGTTTAATACCCCGTCTGCGCCGTTGTGGGATTACGACGACGAAGAGGCGCGCGAGATTATAGCACCGGGCGCAGTTACTAAGGAATTGTTAGACGGCTGCGACATTAAGTTTACGATGTTCCACGACAGACAGCTGATATTAGCCCGTAGTAAGAACGGAGCCGGTACGCTTACCTACGGAGTGGACGACAAGGGCGTTTATTTTGAATTTTACGCGCCTAACACCGTGGACGGCGACAAAGCGTTAGAACTGGTGCGCCGCGGTGATATTTCGGGCTGTAGTTTTATGTTTACCACCCACTATTACGATAGTGCGTATGTTGCGCGCGATGTACAGAGAGTGGACGGTAAAACGATTATTACCTACACCGTAAACGTGATTACCGGTATTTACGATTTTACGCTGGCTGCCGACCCTGCGTACCCCGATACAAACTGCGAGTTGCGCGAGTTGGTGAACGAACTAAGAACACCTGAGCAGCCGGAGAAACCAAAGGAAAACGAAAAAATGCGTGAGCAAGTGCGTGAAATGCGCCGCGCTGCTGCGCAGTTAATGTAACTATAAGTTTAACCAGTTAAAAGTTTTTGAGTTATGCACAAGAACACAGTAAACGTGCGACAGTTGGTAAACCAGTATCAGACCAACTGCAACCGTATCAGCGAAATTGCCGATACGTGCGAAAAAGAGCAGCGCGAGCGTAACGAGGCTGAGAACACCGAGTTTAACGCGTTGCAGCGTGAAAACCAGCTGCTGCAAATGAGATTGCAGGCAGCAGCAGCAGAACACCTGCGCGAGAACCCTAACGCCGTGGAGGACGCAAACCGCATTATCCGCGAAAATATGGCGGCAGGCAGACAGACCCAAATTATGCTTATGCGCGATTTGGTTATGGTTGCTGACGGCGCAGCCGGCGGTATCGTTCCCGTGAAAATCCAAGACATTTTAGACCCACTTGTAGAGGGCCTTATTTTGGATAAGGTTGGTTTGCCTATGCCTACCGGATTGGCAGGCGATTACGTTTGGCCTACTTACGAAACCGTAGAGGCTACAGTAGCAGGCGAGGGCGTAGCACTTACCGACACCAAAATTAAGATGTCTAAACTTACCGCGTCGCCTCAGCGTATCGGTATTGCTATTCCGGTTACACGCCAGTCTATTAACCAGACTGAGGGTATTTTGGAAATGATTGTTAAGAAACTTATGCCTTTGGCAGTTGCAAAGTTGCTTAACAAAATCGTTTTCAGTACCACTAAGGCAACAAACGCTACCACTTTGGTAGGCCCGTTTGTGGCGTGTGTAGGTAAGGAAACCGAATTTAGCGCAGAGCCTACATTTAAGGAGTTTAACAACCTTAAAGCAAAAGTTTTGGCTACTGGTATCGACGGCGATAACCTTTGCTGGGTTATGACCAAGGCACAAAAGGCTATCGCAGAGGCTACGCCAAAGGACGCAGGCAGCGGTATTATGGTTTGTGAAAATGACCATATCGCAGGACTGCCGGTATTTACTACTAACTATATCGGTGAGGGTAATATCGGTTTGGGCGATTGGAGATACCAGCCTATGGGATTGTTTGGCGACATTTCCTTTGTGATTGACCCTTACAGCCAAGCACGTAAGGACGCAGTAGATTTCGTGTTAAACGTAAACTACGGTACTACCACTTTGCGCAGTGAGGCTTTCGCACTTGCAAAGGTGGTAGAAGGCGAGTAATAAAACGCAGTTGTGATTTTATAGCAGTTTAATTATGGCTACAGTGGATATAGCACTACTAAAAATGCACGTCCGCGCGGACGATTTTAGCGACGACGACCAGTATTTACAGCATTTGTTAGACGCTGCGGAGCAGTACGTAAGCAAAGCAACCAACCGCACCAGCGAAGAACTGCTGGAACTGGGCGACGGCAAACTGCCTGCAATGATATTGCACGCTATTTTGTTGATTGCCGGACATTGGTACAATCAGCGCGAAGCCGTTAGCGGTGTGCAAATGGCAGAAGTGCCGTACACACTGCAAGCCTTAATTAAACCGTATCGCAAATTAGTAAATGACACTGCCGAATGCTAGCCGGGAAAATGAAATATAAAATTACGTTGCTGGAGCCTAAACGGGTTACTGACCGAATGGGCGCAGAAACTACCACCTACGAACCTACGCGCACCGTACACGCTGAACGCGTTAGGGCTACGGGCAACCGCAGCGATGAGGTGGGCGAACATTTCCCGGACTATGCGGCAGAGTTTAATATACGCCACGCGCACCCGATAGCGGAAAACTGGAGGGTGCAGCAGTTGGGCGGTTATCTTTATACCGTCGTGGCGATAATCCCTAATTTGGATAGAGGCTATAAAACCCTACTATGCGACCGAGTTAATGAATAGTTACCAGTATGGCCCGGACTATTGACTACAACGACGAAAATTTGCAGCGGTTATTCGCTGAACTGGAGCCTAAACGCAGACTGCAAGCGATTAAGGGAGGTTTTCGCAGAGAGGCCAACCAAGTACGCAAAACGGCAATAAATAACCTNNATTCAAGCGCAAAGCCGGATTTAGGGTTACAGTAGGAACAAAACGGGCAGGAAAGAACGGCAAAGGAGAGGCAGGATTTCACACCAACCGGCAGGGCCTTAAAAAGCCCGTACTAATTTGGGCTGAGGAGGGAACGAAAGAACGCCAAACGAAACCCAAAAAAGGCACGCGCAGACGCGCTGCGAGGTTGCGAACCTCACACCGTACCGGACGAATGAAGCGTTACGGATTTATGGCGCAGACGCTTACCAGTGTACGCGACACCGTAACGACGAACATACACGAAATGGTAGCAGAAAATGTACAAAAAGTAGCAGGAAAGTATGGCTGTAAGTAAAACAAGTTTAAGCGCAGGCGAAATTATCCGCGCTATGCTTATCGAGGATAGCGAAGTAATGGCACGCGCTAACAAGGTTTTCCCGGTAGTTGAGGATAGCGCAGAACTGCCGTATATCGTATATCGTCGTA